TTTTCAACCATGTTCATTATCTTCTCACGCTCTTCTTTAGCGGCAAGGTCTTGACTGTCTTGATACCATGAGTGTCCCTGCCAACCTGTAAAGACTAGCCCGCCAGCTATCGCGATACCTATTATAGCTTTAATCTTTAGTCCGATCATTCTGCTGCTTTCCTCCCGGTTTTAACATAGAAACCGAACCAACCTACAGCTCCGCCCCAAACGGTACTGACAAAAGCAGCTTGAGGAGCGGAAGGTGTTTCCAGTGCCATGAACCAGTCACCGACATAGAAAGCGAATAACCCGTAACCTAGCGTAAGGATACGCGGTATAATCCTCCACTCATCAAACTGTTCGGCCGTCATTTAGTCCTCCAGTTGAACGTGACCAGCATCCCATCCGTGAGGGACTCCGTCAGTCGTTTTAACAGGCTTCCAAAGACCGCCCCATGTAAGGGTATACCCTAGTTCAGCCGCTGCTTGTAGGAAGGCTGAGGCAACCATAGCCAGATGTCCAGGGTGCCAACTTGCTTTCCCATCTACAAAAGCGTAAAAGTCTAGAGCCTTCCCTCTTTGGTGGTAGCTCAGATCGTTAGTACCGTCAGCTCTGGATTTCCCATCAAGGAAAAGCCGGTACTGCTCTTCGGTTGTTCGCTTGCCTCCGTGCTTTGGTATACCGAAATCAACTACCGATATTTCCAAAGCTCTGTCAGAAATACCTATTAGCCGGGGATCTACCCCGGCTCTCCTCTGTTCAGATGTTTGTGAGAATTCGAATGTCATGCAAATAACCTACCATCAGCTTGATAGCTAATCATAAAGCCCGCTCGGCTGGCGTTGGTGCTTTTACGGTCAATGATTATGGAGCCCGCACTGGACGCCCTTATAGGGAAGGTTTCACCCAATGATACGCCATCTCCTATATCGGAGGTCTGTATGGCTACAGAATAAGCGAGGGTATTTTCTTTTGCGCCGTACCAACTAGGGAGTGATAACGCCGTATCGCTTGTGGAGGAACTCCCGTTGAGAATACCATGCGCAGACACTAGCCCCGCGCAATTTATATAAACGACAATATCGCCCCCGCTAATAACCCAACCGTTTTCTAGCGCCGGCTTTATGCCGACATCCGTACCGTGGACAAGCACCGCCGCGTCGCTTTGCGTGTAGTAGGTCCCGGTGTGCCCGTCGATAATATTATCCGATACAAACATTTCATTTTCCCCGGCGGAAGTTAGCGAAACGATCTCGAATATGTCGTTACTGTTATTTCCGCCGGCTTTATTGTACTTGTGGCCGTTTTTGAAATACCGGATTTTGTTGCCTTTCAGCCGGACAAGGCCGCCGCTGATAGTAAGCGGGGTGCAGTCCTCAAAACAGTTATCGTATGCCGTGTAGTTGTTACCCTGGAACAAAACCTGCCGACCGAAACAGCCGTAAATCTCGTTCCCGGTGAATACGACTCCCTCGGTTTCTGCCCCGTCGTCGCTTGTCGCAAGTGCGATCCCGAACAGCCCACCGAACGGGGAATTATAAGATTTATTGTTTTTCATCTGGACGTTTTTAACCGCCGCCAGATTCGTTTGGAATGACGCCGCATCATTACTGGTGGCATCTATAATCGAAGACGACGGGTTCGCGTCTTGATACCGGAGCACATTATCGGTCATTGAACAGTCGATAACGGAGGTAAAACCGGACCCGGCGCGTAGCCCAGACCGCCGGATAAGGTATTCGCCGTCCGTTGCAAGATCGGTACGCCAGTACCACAGATCGGTCTGGTTGTAACCGGTCGCAAGATAATCGTAATCGACGTAAGCGTGATTATCCCAAGCGTGACAATTAATTGTCGAAGTGTAGAACCGGACCTGATGATACATTGAGTTGTATGATTTGTTGCCGTATATCTCGCCGTCGATAACGCCGGAACTGAAAATGCAATCGTTACCCCGCGCTCGGCGGGTCGTGTTGTTGCGGATAATTGGGCCGACGACGAGATTTTCCTCTAGCGTCCCGTTAAGGAACGACGGCTCGTTAAGGGTGTAGGGACCACCGCTTTCCAGAGACCCGTTCACGCCGCAACCGCCAAGGGGGCGATATATGTCGCAATTCTCGATAACAGTGTTAACAAGATTCGGCGTACCGTTCGGGCAATAGATAGCTACGCCATTCGGGGGCCGCTTACCCTCCGGCCCGGTCTCCCAGTATTTGTTTCCGCTCCCGTCTGTCTCGTAATGGTTGTCGGCGTTCGCATCCACGAATACGCCGTCGATAGTTACGTCGGAGGACTCCGCTTGGTAGACGTGCATTACGCCGGTATAGTCCAGCCAAGCCGAAGAGAAGTCTTTTACTTTTGTGACGACGCCCGACGAACCTCTAATTACCATCGGATGATCTACGTAGATAGCTCTAGGTCTAGGGATTGTCTGACCTGCCGGGATATCTACAAGCATTGTTCCTTCAAGTCCTGCGTAGTCAAGAGTGAAATGGTCAGGGGTAAGGTTGACCGCAGATTGAATAACAGCTTCCTGCTCAGTCGCTCCTGTAGTGTCTGGAGAAAACCAAGAAAGATAAACAGTGCCATCATTTATGACTACCTTGGCAACTTTTGTGGTTGCTGTCGGATCGTCTGCCAGACCTACATAAAGACCGTTATTTATATCAGCGGCTAACTCTGCGCTAAAATCCCCGGAAACAACCTCGAAATCCCTGCTGCGAATCCCGTCAACAAGGCTGAACTGATAGCCAACAGGGGCTGAATAACCTTCAAGCTCCGCCACACTCCCGATCCGAATAACCCTGTTACTAACTTCATAATCTAACCAGAAACCAGAGCTAGAAACCGGATCGTTCCCAGACTGTTCAGAAAGAGCCTTATACAGCTTACCGTCGCTACCTTTTACAATAGCGTTAACAGGGTAAACCGTGTTAGTATCCCATTCACCTATACCTTGCTCATTTAGATAAGCAAGACCTTCAGTCTGAAGCTTTTGTATAAAGTTAAAATGCTCAAAAGGAGGGACTTCGGCCTGCCAACCCGCTGAGAATTTACCCGGTGTAGTATCGTTAGGATCTATAACGTTACCAGCCGGGGCAGTTTCTCCCCATATACGAGTCATATCTGGTTTGGTGATAGCCATATTAAACCTCTTAGAATATTAACTGGCCGAACTTACCGCCGAGTTCGGAGTTATTGACTGAACCGAAACCATCTGATCCCGGTATACCTTTAAAACTAAAGAAATCTTCACCATCGAATTCAGTTACATAGTTAGAAGAAACCCCCGCTGTCTTTGGAACTATATTTGTTTGGGATATTATTGACTTCTCATTAAGAGTTAATCTTCTGCCTATACTTATCTCATAAGAAGCTTCCAAGCCTTCTACTATCAATATAAGAGGTGAATCAAATAGATACCTTAACTGAGATATTATCTCTTCCGGTGTAGAAGAAGTCGAGTTTCTAACAATACGAGCTTTTATAAATACTCGATATTCATCATCAGTTAAGAGACGAATGCCTGTAGTTTCCTCCCCTACTGCTCTAAATCGACCACCTATACCTGTATCTGACAAAGTGCCAAATGATTGAGCTATAGGGTTATCAGCAAAACCAAAATATTCAAATATCTCAGCGTCAATAAACTCTCTGGTTTGACCTACAATAGAACCTATTATATCAAGGTTTACACCGGTAGCAGTTTCTACCCAACGTTTTTCAAGTAAATCTTTAAAAACCTGTTCAAGTGTATCGGCTTCATAAAGTAGAGATTTTATATAAGCGATAAGCTTTATAGAATCTCTATACTGAGTAGCTAATCTAGACTCTGCTAGATCTTTATGATTTATAGATTGTGATATCATGAATTCACCACAATATTACCAATTAGGAAATTCGCTATTTCAGTCGGGCCGATACTAATATTACTCGTACCGGAAGCCGGTGAAGTTACGCTTATTTGAATATCATCTATCTCATGACCTTGAACACTGTTTATAGGTGTATATAAACGAGTGTAAATAACATCATCACTAAGCCCAAAAGAACGGTTCTCAACTAAATCACCGTTAGCGTAATCAACGATGGCCTGCTTAATTAGATCATCACCATTGGCCGGGTATTCTGGATAAGTGGTTAAGGTTACCTCTACGAATATATCAATCGGAGTCGGTCTTGAAAAAGAGATATCATGTGAGATACCTTGGCTGTCAATTATCTGTTCAGTTATGTCACCGAAAGCCTGGATACCGGCTGGCTTCTTAAGCCATATCGTATCAGCTATTTCAGTGTTATCGCCACCTGAAACAACTACTTGGAAAGAATGAGCAGGTAGTCCGTTAGAGTCTACCGCGTTAGTATCGTTTTCCAACACAACGGACTGAGTGACATTGTCGAGATTTTCAACCGCCGAACGTATACCGTCTATGATAGCCTGAGAGTCTCTTGCCACTGAGCGCTGACGTCTTGCTCTGAGCTCTGGGTCTGACTCTTCATTAGTTCCTGGGTTAGCGTCAGAAGGATTGGTAACCGTATCCCAACCGGTAACCGGGCTATCTATAACCGTTATCGTACCGGCTAACATGCTTATAGGTCCGAATTCCAAAGCAGTGGCGAAAACTGTAGCGTTACCAGCACCGTCAAGAGTTACCTGAGTATCCGTAGTAAGCTGATCACCAGTATCAGAGGTGCTTACCAAGCTACCGACTGGAATAACCGTACCGGGATCACCTGTTAGGTTTAACTCCGCTCTGGTCTTGGTTGCCGCTAAACGACTTATACCATTCAACTGAACCAAGTTAGAAAGAGTAACTCCGGAAGCCGCTTTGGGATTAAAAGCGTTATAGGCTTCTTCAGCTATTTCCCATAGATTGGCGTTAGATTCTGAAATGACCCCGTTTATCTGACCGTCAGGTGACTCAGGAGAAACATTAAAGTTCTCACCGAATATAGACTTAACTTCTGAGTTTAGTTCCTCAAGAAGTAAGTTAAGACGTTTCCTTTTAAACCCGGTTGAGGATATACCGTAATCAGACATTTATAGTCACCTTATCACTATCTATGGAACCGTATATCGTCTCAGCAGAGAAAGAAACTGTTAATCTTCTTTGAGACCCGCCTTCATAACCCATAGAAAAATCAGTTAATCTTTCGACCCCTGGAGTCCTCAATATCTTGCTTTTGAATATAGACTCTATATTGGCTAAGTTTGCCGGTTTTGTAAATATCTCTTGGAAATATGGGACGCCAGCACTGGTATCCAGGAACCATTCTTCCAGGTAAAAGAGAAGCCGACTTCTAACATGCTGAACAACCTCATCTCCTTCTTCTACTGTTTTAAGTTGACCTGATTCTATAACCAGATCATTATTAGAATCTAATGCTCTTCCAATCATAGGACACCTGATATGTTTTGTTGGCTGTCACCGGCTGAATCATTACCCTGAGAATGACTATGGGTGTCACCGACATTCTTACCGTTATTGGTTATAGAACCTGTTACTTTCAGGCCTCCTGATAGCGTCGCTGTACCGCCTCCAGATCCACCCTGCGTAAGCGTACCCGTTATTACCACGTTACCGTTGAGCGTAATTGTAGGAGCTGTAACGGTGGCCGCTGTAGCCGCTGTTACATTGGCTTCTGTACCGGCCGATATCTCTACAGCTTGGTTCGCTGTACCGTTAAGGTTTTCACATTGTACGTTTACATCAGCTTGAGAAGTGACATCTACGTTTGAGTCAGTTTCTACCGATATACTTGAATCATTATTAACAGATATAACGGCTGTACCGTCGTCTTTCTTTAACTGTGTATTGGTAGCGTCGTAATTCGGAACCTTGTTTGGAAGTGATGATAAACCTACAAAAGCGGTAGCATCTGACAGACTATGAAAGCGCCTAGCATTAGGGTCTCTGACTCCTCCAAACTTATGCCAGTTGTCTATCGCTCTTTCGGCAAATACAATAAGACATTCATCCCCTTTCTTGACTGGGAATGTAAGTGAGAAACCGCCACCTCTAGGAAACTGAACCGGTACATTTATCAACACCGGTAAGTCAGAAGGTGATAATATCTCATCAGTACCTTCACGGGTTATGAATACTCTACGAATAGCAGGTTGAACACTGGCGGTTTGTTTCTCAGCGTCAAAGCTCTGCACTATACCCGGCATAGAACTATGGAGATCTTTTATACGATTGTCAACACCTTGTTTGATATTATCTGCCAAGGTAGCTAACGCTGGATTTTTACTCGCCATTATATTATCCTACCTTTAACAGAAGAAGTCCATTCGCCATCTCTAGAGTCACCTCTAAACGTTACTTCCTGTATCTTAAAAAGACCTTCACCAGTGGTACGTTTTATGTTCCTGAAAAACAGATTACCAATAGAGACGTCGGTATTAACAGATTCAACTTTGAAAGCCCGATTAGGTAACATCCTCGGATTTAAAAGCGTTGTTACATCTACCCCTATTTCCGTAACAGTCGGTGAGCCTATCATACCTGTTGCCGCTTTAACCAATATCGCTTCGTCGCCCTGTAACGGTTCTTCGTCAGGAGTGATAACTATTTCACCGTCTTGTATACTCCAGGTGAATCCGTATTCCTGAGCGAAACTGTCCATTATATCTTTAGAAGAACCTGAAAGAACTTGCCCTCTCAGTTTATCTTTTACATCTGGTAAACCTTGCAAAGTACCAATGTTAATATCAGAGAAGGTTTTAAGGACTTCTTCTATGGCAGACTTAACACTTAGGTTTTCGCTAAGAGTTTTATTAAAGGTTGCATTCTGCCAAGATTGTTCACCGTCACCTGAGTATATAGTAGTTACCCGGTCAGGTCCGGTTTTACTTTGGAATACGTTACGTACCTCACCTTTGAAAAGCAACCTTACGTCACCTTCATAACCTGCATTCAAAACGATACGCGAATAGCGCTCTTGAAGAGCGGACAAGGTATCTTGATTAGCGTTGTAAATACTGATACGAGCTATATTAGGAAAAGAAAGGACACTTTTAGTTATCTCAAAGTTGAGTCTTAGATCGCGTATAATCCTAGCTTCGCCATCAGGAGGTATAACGGTTAGCTCGTATACTCTTTTATACTGACGCGCCATTTGCTATTTCCTCTTCAGTCAGTATAAATAACTTGGAATTCGTACCGAGTCCTGATCTAGTCGGGTCTCTCCTAGGGTTTTCAAGGTTAACCACGTAACCCCTACCGATACCGAGATTATACTGCTCGAATATATCTACCCCTGGAAGAAGTGCTATACCGCTGACAATCTCCTCATTTTGAATAAGGAGAGTCATTGTCCATATACCAGTGCGAGAGTTTAGTATAACCCTGACCTCATACTTGGTCTCGTTAAGAACAATACTAAAACGCTGCTCAGGATTAGAATTAAGAGGTACTTCAATCATCCCGCCACCCAATCTATGACAGATTTAAGAACTGACGTATTGGTTGCATCGTCAGGAGTAACCGGTTCTTTACGACCAGTCTTTTCAGCCGGGGAACCTTGCTCTCTAGCGGAACCTTCTTGGAGCTGATCTTCCGATAGTTGTACTATTTCCGACTCAGTTATCAACACCTCTTGTAAATCCATATTAATACGAACTATACGAGAAGTGTTTTTATCCTGAGTTACCCTTACATTCGTTATAACCATATTGGTGTAGAGTTTCAATCTAGTTTGAAGCTCTATAGGTTCTCTGGCTTCCTGGAGCTGAATGATAGCGTTATAAGCTGCGTTACTACGAGTAAGGTTTTCACTTGTAGAACTACCAAACAAACCAGTTACCAAGTCTACAATCTGACCAAATGCCGCGACTCCCAAAGGAGTATCTGAAACCTGAGCGACCACGTTAACCTTCTTAGGTTGGATAATAGCGTGATCGGTTATGTCAGCTCCAAGCTCTACCGGGTTATTGGTAAGTGAAACCTCATTAGTATGAGACTCAGATAAGACAGCATCTAACTGGATACCACCTATAGACTTCTCTGTACGTATGAAAAGGTTCTCAAAAGCCATTATTGATCCACCGAGCTAGATAAGTCTTGACTCGTTTGCTGAAATACTTCATATACCCGGTTAGCAATGTTTTCAGCAGTGTCCGCGCCACCCTGTACGATTATATCAAGTTTGTCGACGACTGTACTATAGGCATTAGAAAGATTCTGTTGAGTCTCAGGGATAAACCCTGTACCTTCGACAGTATTCAACCCGGTTACATCTCCAAGGAATCCCGGTAAGTTACCGAAAACCTCTTTAACATTGTCAAGAGAAAAGTTATCGAACAAATCAAATATCTTACCCCAACCGTCGAATATCATCATGGTAAGATCATATACCGTAGCAAGTACAGAGGCTATAACACCTATCTCTGTAGCCCATTGAGGATATTTCTTAAGCATATCTCCGATAAAGCTTTCACCGCCTTCGAAGAACACTTTGGCATCTTCTACCAGTGCTACAAATGCGGTAGCTATACCCGCTATGAGCAAAGGTAACAGGAAGAATCCAGCGTTAGCCGCTAGAGTTGCCAGTGTAAGGCTTCTCATAAGAGTTATCATCTGTATGAGATGCGTCACTATTCTCATCGCTAGGAAAGCACCCATAGCAATAGTAAGGAGCTTAAGAGATTGAGTAAACTGATCTATCCATTTTGGAATGTTTTGTTCTATTATGTCTTTATTAACAATCCACCAGTCAGTAAACCTATTAACTATATCTTCCAACACTGGAGCAAACGAACGGCTGAGTACCCGGCTAACCTGTTTAGTGACTGTCCACAGTTCAACCAGAGAGTCATTGAAGTCGGCTGAAATAGCAGCGTCTTGACCAGTGGTAACCCCTAGGTCTCTAGCTCTCTGGGTCAGCTCCTCTATAGCCTGAGGACCTTGTTGCAAGAGCCTTATAGAATCCCTGAGACCAAGCTTATCCGCGAGCTCTATTTGTCTGGCTCGGTTAAGCCCCTGGAAATTAGCGGATATTTCTTTGATGAGTTCGCTGGCGGGTTTAATCTGACCGTTGGCACCGGTAGCCGATATACCAAGTAACCCAAACGCTTCCACGGCGGAACCTGTTCCTCTCGCCGCCTCAGAAGCCCGTAGAGAGAGTTCACGTAAGGAGTTAGCCATACCCTCGGCTGTTCCCCCTGCGATCTGCTGAGCAAACTGTAGAGCGCTTACGTTCTCTACAGTTTCCCCTATTTCGTCAGCTAATTT